TACCTAGATCATACACATTATCCAAACTGGGAATTACCGTATTGGTTACTTGTATTTTACCAATCCCGTTTGGAGACAAAATCAAGTTGCCGTTACTATTGATAGTTTGAATAGTATTGTTAGCTATGGCCACATTGCTCAGTACTGGGCCTGCAGCAAAAACTTGATCAAAGTTTTGATTAGTGTAACTAAAGGCAGTACGTAACGGATCACCTTGTCCGTCGTCGGGCGCTGCGCCAATGTCAATGGTGTATTGTGTCATTTGTAGGGGCTCTGGTTGTATTTACCAATTTGGGTACAATAATTCTCGGCCAACAAAAAAGCACCCTCGGGTGCTTTTGTGAACTTTCCAGTCCAGGGTTGTTATAGTATGTTTTATGCTGGCACAGTTGACACCGTGCCAGCTAGCATAACTTAATCTTCAAGATATTCAAAGCCACTGGGAATATTTTTCTTAGATCCATCTCTGAGAGAGACTTCATACTGTGTTCTGTCAGCAGATAAGAATACAGTTTTATATTCAGTAATATTAGCTTCTGTTAAAGTTTTATTCAACATCTCGTTCATCATTTTTTCATATTGTCTTGAGTTCATTTTGTTTCCTTTTGTTTACAATTGTCACCGTGTCTGTGAAACCATCCCACTGCTATGTCTCGCTTGCAGTGCTCACAGTGTAGTTTGGGTCTTGTTTGACCTCGCAGTTTTTCTGATCGAGCAGCAATTGCTTCTTGGGTCCATTTGGTACCTCGAGCACGATCTCCCATTGCTTTTCGTCGCTCGTCAGTCCACTCCACTTTACGCATAGGATTATTATCTCCCTTAATGCGTTTGCTCATTAGTTCGCCAATCTTTGCTTTTGTTTCTTCAGAATGAGACTTGCCGTACATGCCATTATGTTTGCCCTTAGTGTCTTTTGGAAGATTACTAACTGACCAAGGGCGCTTGCTACCTTTTTGAGATGCTCTAATTTTTTGTTTGTGCTCTTCAGTCTTTGGCTTGTCTTTGTGATAGTCGCTGATCTTTTTTCGGCTTTCTTCTGTAGGCACAATGTATCCTGCAATATTTTGATTGATCCAACGATCATCTTCTAATACTCGACAACGGCGTAAAACTCTTGTTTCCCAGTTGCTCGCTTGTTCTTTAGTTTCAAATACTCGCCGCACTTCTACATCAAAACTGTCTACTCCAGTTTCTTCAATTAGTTGTTGAACTTTTGGACTGCTGGTAAAGTATTGTTTCCATAGATCTTGTTCTGGGTCTACTCGATTCGCAGAACGATATCCATAGTAAACTTTACCGGACGGACGATGCTTGATTAGATAGGTATAGGGTTTCATATTGTTATTTAGTTTAATACAACTAAATCTCCTAATAACTATAACATTTTTAAATTTTTTAGTCAACAAAAAAGCACCCAAAGGTGCTTTTTTGATTTGGTAAAATACCAATCTCTGATTAGGAGAATGACAAATTGCTCACCGCAATTTCGCCGACATAATCTCCGGCATTGCCGAATGATGATGCGGTATTGGTCAATTCGATGAAGCCATATCTTGTCATAAAGCTGACCACTGGTTCAAATGTTGTTGGGTCCAATACAACGCCTGAACTCATCAAGGGGATGTATGGGCAGTAGAATGCAGGAGCGTCAGCTTCTGAACTACCTTTGTAGCCAACCAATACAGGTGTAGTATCGCTAGCATAGCTATCAACAAACACACGCATAGCGCCGTTGAGAGTACCCACAAACTTGGTATTGGTAGGTGCTTCGAATGTGCCTTCTGTAGTACGAGCAAATGCGCTGGTTGTAGCACTTTGCAGCACTGTGAGCGCAGCAGAGCTAACCACAGCATAGTTACCAGCGCCACGACGTGTGCGTTGGGCGATCAAGTTAGCAACACGATTGATCAGAACTGCCAAAGCGGCGTGTTCGTCACCAACGAATGTAGCTGTACCAGACACAGTAGCTTGGTTGTATGTGTACTCAGTTGTGGCCAATGAGCGCAGGCTCAGCAAGATCTCTTGGTCAATCTCAGCTGTGATCTCTTGTGCCAGAGCAGCCATGATTTCGGCTTCTACGTCGATACCATGCATTGCTTGAGCGTCTTGAGCAGCTTCAAAAGTCCAACGAGCTTGCAACTTACGAGTTTTAGCTTCAACAGCTTGCTTCAAGATTTGCACAGAGATCTGACGACCGCCGCTGCCTTCAAGCACTGATGTGTTAGCACCAGAATAGATGTTTTGTGTTGGATCAACCACACCAGCTGTTGTGCTTGATGCTGAAGAATATGCTTGAGCAATCAAGAATGGGCTCAATGCTTCCTGGCCAGCCGCAGTGCTGGTTGCAGCAGTGCTGTTGTCAGTCATGGTGTTGGCATAACGCACACGCAGGGTGTGGATCTGACCAACAGGTCCAGTCATTGGCTGAACGCCAACCAATTCGTTAGCAATAACGGTTGGCATAACACGACGGATCACTGGCAGAATCACACGATTAAGTGTGGCAATGTTGCCAGAACCAGTAGAACCTGAGCTTGCATTTTCTTTCAAATACTTGCGGGTGTTCTCCAGGATCACGTTCATGCTGGTACGCTTGTTGCCTTTTAGGCCTTCAAGAAGGGCTTCCTTGGTTTCATCCCAGCGGCCTTCTAATAGTTGTTGTGACATTTAAGTCTCCTTTAAATTACAGCCCTGCCAAACGCTTGATCTCGATAACATTGCTGTGGTCAGCGTTATCGTCATCTTGACGTGGAGCAGTTTTATTACCAGTTACTTCTGACACATGTTCTGCAATCACCTGGCGGGCTTTTGTAGATTTGCCTTCAGCTAATACTGCTGGTAGATACTTTTCAAAAGCGTTCTTCAGACGAGGTGTCTGCACGCTTTCGAGTAAATTACGCATGACTTCGCGCTTCTCTTCGTTTAGAGGAGACAGCAGATCGTCTAATGTGTTCTGACGCACATTGGATTCACGGATCACACGTATTTCACGTTCCTTGGACTCAACCAAGACTTTGGCCTTGTGGCTGAGTTTAATGGCCTCGGACAGTTGATGTTCTCTGTTCACGATGATGTTTTGCAACTTGCGAACTTCGGCTTTCTCATTGAGATGAGTGGCACCAAATTCCGCAGCATACGCTTCAAAAATACGACGACCAAAGCTGTTCTCGCGAGCAGTTTGGATGTCTTCATGTAACTGACTGAGTTCAGCCTTCAAGTGATGGCTAACAGCTCGACTCATTTTTTCAGCACTTTCTGTTACGAAACGTGCTTTGAGATTTTCCAACTTGCCACGTGCTTCACGCACCAAACGTACTTTAGTTTCCACTACATCACGTTTGTCTTGGGCAAATTCTTGGATCTCACGAGCCAATGCATGCACCATGAAGTGTTCTAGTTTTTCTAGTCCTTCATTGTGCTGCTTGCGATCCCGACGAAGTTCGCTGATTTCTTCAGATAATTTTGTCACCATGAAATTGTTGAATTTCACAGCACTTTCTTTCATCTTGTTTTGAAATTTCACGCGATCTTCACGCAGGGCCGTTTTCTCCTGAGCAAACTCTTCAAGTTCACCAGTGAGACTTTCTGTCATCATCTTGTCTAAGGCTTCAACCATCACTGTCTTATCGTGCTCATAGCGTTGAGCAAACTCTTCACGTAGTTCTACTCTAACCTGTTCACGTGCTTCTGTCAATTTAGATTCCCAAGCTTCGTTGAGTTCTTGACTGACGTCTTCTGTGATCAGGCCGCTATCTAGCAATGGTTTGATTGCATCTAGCATGCTTTACTCCTTAATTTTGAGATCTCGAATAAGGCGTTTTACTTCCTGACTCAAGTATCTCTGTACCTTGCTGTTCTGTCCTGCGTCCTTGGCAATCTCCAACACTTTATGACCATACTTCATATTACGAAGTCCTTCATAAATTGCACGAGGATATGCATGCGGGGCACTAGGCTGAGCAACAATATCTACAGTGACTATTTCAAAGTCACTGACATGTCCGTTGCCGTCGTTCACGTTACCGGAACCACGGCTCGAAACTCCAAGTTTTACACCTGAATCCAACATGGTCTTGACCAGTTGTCCCATTGGTGTAGGTAATATTTTTAACTTACCATAACCAGCAGGGCCGTCCATCCACATTTTTTCAATGCAGTGACTGACTCTGTCTAGGTTGATTTTTAAATCTTCAGGATGATCCACTTCACCCAGTACTGAATTACCTCCGCGCAGTTGTTCATTGATAGTTTCTACTGCCTTGGCAATTTCATTTACAGGATACACACGTTCGTTGGCATTCTTTACTCCGCCTTCGATGCATATACCTTCCATATACAATGTCTTTCCTGCGCCGTCAGGACCATCTTCAACCAACACGCGAATCTTGGCTTGGTTGAAGTTTAGATGTTCCTGTAAGTATTTCATGTTAGATCACTTGCCACGTGGAAATGGTGTGCGGGTGTTTACACCAGCAGCTTGACCCAATTGTGGCTTGGTTGCAGGACGTAAATCTTGTTTGGATTGAGCAGGTGAGTTACCAACTTTACCAATTAGATCTTTAGTGGCGTTTTTGTACGCAGCAGTGTCGTGATGTCCACCTTCGTTCTTACCTGCTCGCACAGGGTGAGCTGCCATACCGGCTGCGCCACTGTTAAATGCAGTGGTGGACCTGGTGTAAGTGCCTGCTGGCTCAGAAGTCACTGGTTTTGGAGCAGCTTTGAGATCAACATTTTCGTACATGCCTTCAGTTTCAAATTCGTCAGAATCCATTTCCATGTCATCCATGCCGCCATCCATGTCATCGTCGCCCATGTCATTGTCGTCCATGTCGTTGCCCATGCCGCCGTCCATCATTTGCTCAAATTCAGCCATGAGGTCGTCTAACTTGTCAGCTAGATCCATCACATCGCTTTTTGTAGCAGCTTCATCGTCGCCCATGTCACGCT